AAACGCTTTTGCCTTGCTGGATACCCTGAGAGAACGACGTAAAGAACCCGGAGAAAGCCGAGCGCCCAGTATTCAACACGTCCTGATATCGGGTCTGCGCTTCGCGGGCTTGCTCGGTGGACGCTTGCACGCGAGCATATGCGGACGCCGCCTCCTCAATGGCCTTCTTATTCTCATCGGTTAGCTGGCGACCTTCGCGCATTCCGACCGATTCAAGGCGTTGGACGGCTAGAGCCTTTTCGCGGGCAAACGTATCGAGCCCAATCACATTCGTGGCTGTGCGGATCGCCGCCGTGCGCTCGTTTAGGCGCTGGATTTCCTCACGGAGCGCCTTCTCCGCGTCCTGTGCTTGGCGAGCGCGTCCACCGCCCGAACCGCCCTCGCTATCGCCAGAGCCGTCCACCGGGAAATCAGCCGCGCGGATTGGCGTCACAGCCGCGCGTCCCGTCTGTGCTGGCGTAGCGCCTGAGAATGTCCGAGTTACGGCGGAGCCAAAGGCGCCAACATAATCGCCCTGCCCGCTTTGGAACGCATCGCGGGCCGCGCCAACAATGTTACCACCAGTGCCACGGTCGAACATGGCGCCGGACAAGTTCACATTCCCGATGCGGCTATCAAGTCCGGGGATGAGCTTCAACGTGTCCAAAATCTTATTGACGCCGCGCTCAACAATTTGAAGCGAGAAGTTCATCGCGTCCGCAAAGGCCGCGCGGAAAGCGCCGGGGATTTCACCAGCAGCGGCAGAGACAGCCCTAAAGGCCCCCACAAAGCCACCAATGAGCCCGTTTGCCGTGTCCTTGACGATTTGCATAACATCAACGCCGAATATGCGGTTAATGTCATCTCGAAACACAGTAGCGGTAGCGGCAAGACCAGCGATGGCAACCGCAATGGCCGTGAATGGATTGGCAAGCGCCAGAGCTAGCAAGGCCGAACCGAGCCCTGTCACGGCGCCCGTGATAAGGGTGATCCCACCCACAACGACAGCGGGCGCAAATGCCGCCGCAAGTATGGTGCCGGCAGCTAGAGCAGCATCCCCGATTTGCGGCAGCGTGTTCATAAACGCGCCGGCAAAAGCAATAGCGGACGGGACGCCCACGCCGTCGATCCAACGCGAAATACCATCAAGCGCGCGGCCTATGCCACCAGTGGCGCCGATCACTTTATCGGCTTCGCCTACTAGCGTGATAAAAGAGTTCCCGAGACGGGTCATACCCTGCGCAACAGTCGGGACAGCCTTAGCCGCCATTTCATCCAAGATGGGACGACCCGCCTCAAAAGCGTTAAAGAACGCTTTTGATGAAACTTCACCGTCAACGACCATTTGGCGCAATTTAGAAACAGAACCCGCAGCCTCCACCATGCCGGCAGCGACAGCTTGAAGGATTGGGCGCGCGCCTTCGTTGACTGAATTGAACTCTTCAGCGCGAACCGTGCCGCTTCCTAGCGCTTGGCCAAGCTGCCCCAAAGCACCAGCGGCTTGCGTTGAATTGGTGCCAGCAACGCGAAGCGCGACGGCAACACCCTCGGAGAAGCGCTCCAATCGTTCGCTATTTGCGCCAAGCTCACCGGACGCCTGAGACGCCTTAGAATAAAGATCAATGAGCGCTCCGACGGGAGCGCCCTGACGTTGCGCCGCCGCATAAATGTTGTTGAATGTCTTGGAAAGTTGCTCGCCTTCTAGCCCAGCCACGCGAAGGCTATTTTGCAAGTCCGTGTAATCTTGACCAGCTTTCATAATGGCCGAAAGGCCAAGGTATGCGGAAGCAGCTAGGGCTAGCTTCGTCGCCATGTCCTTTAGCGCATCAGAATAGCCGCTGGTTGCCCGCTCGGCACCGCTATACTTGTCCCGTGCAAGGTCAAGCAACTCGTTATGACGGGTGGCGCTGATAAGCCCCTGGTCACGAGCGCGGCTTAGGTCACGTTCAACCTTTTCGAGGTTCTGCGTGTTGCGGAACGACACATCCAAAGAGCGTTGGATGCTATCTAGCCGGCGCTGATAGCTCTCGGTCGTGCGAGATGACGTGTCAGAAGCGCGCGAAACGCCGTCCTGTGCATTCGCAAGCCCCGTGAGTTTAGCCTTGGCCTCATCAATGCCACGGGTCGTGGCCTCGATTTGGACGCGGCTCGTGCGATCAGTCATTTCGATGCCTGCATTAGCGCCAGGTACTCGGCATCAAGCCGTTGAACGACCATTGAAAGCACCTCAAATTGATCGGGGTCAGTGACGGTGTTTCGGTCCGCCCATGCGGCGATTGCCGTCCACGGGATGGGGCCTATCGTCATTCCGAGTTGTCGGGTGGTGGTGAGGTCGATAAACGCTCGCCACCAAAACTCGTAACCGGCTGGGGTTTCGGGCCGCGCCTCAAGAGCGGGAGGGGTGAAATCGTCGGAGCAAAGGTCTAAGAGGAAATCGACCTTCTCACCCCATTGGTGTTCCCACTTGAGGCGGGCTGTTAGTTTCCCACGATGTCCGAAAGGCTTTCAACGCCTTCCTGAGAGACGACGCCAGCGGCGTACAGCACCGCATTGCGGAAATTCGAGTAGTTCGGGTCGGTGATGAGTTCCCGAGCCAACGCCTTGGAATAGGGCATTGGCTTGTCATCGTCGCCAGTGATGCCGGACCAATCAACCAACGCCGTTTCAATCAGGCATTCGTTGACAATGCGGTCAGATTCCAGCGGGTCAATCTTGTTGCCCTGACGCTTGGAACGCGGGACAGCATCGTAGAGCTTGGCCGAAAGCCGACGCCAATCCGAATTGCCGAGCCCGCGAACCTTTAGGGCCACGTCCCCAAAATCGGGGATATCGCGAACCCAAGCGCCGGCTTCACCCTTTTGTGCGTCGATTTTCAGTTCGGAGAGCTTCATCGTCCACCTTCGTTGCAAGACCCTTGGCGACGTAAAGACTTGCGTCTTCGTCCTTCAGGTCGGAAACCGTTTGCCCAGCGACAAAGGCGCGCGCCTCGTCATTGGGGTAAGCCGTGAAATCAGCCAAAATGATGATGGTCATCAGGCCACCACGCGGGTGATCTGGATAGAACGACCGCTGGACAGCGTGCCCGTAAACGGGACCGTCACCATCACATCGTCGGTATTCCCAGCCGCCTTGCGCTCGGCAGAGCCGAAGACAGCGCGCGGGATCAGGATCGTGTATTTCTTATTGGTATCGATCCCAATGGTGGCTGTGATAGCCACGTTGGAATGCGACAGAGCCGCCGCATAGAGTTCGGTGTTGCGGAAGTAGGCTTCGACCGTGCCAGACACCGAAGCCTGCCCCAAGCCGTGCTGAATCCCCGTCAGAGAGCCAACCACCGGACGTTCACGCGCGCCGTTATCAATCTCGATATTGAGTGAGCGGATTTGCGTGGTAAGCGAGCCAAACGTCAGGGTACCCACGTCGCCAGAGGCTTCCATGATGGGTTCGGAGTTCGCAGCGGTATAGGTGGAACCCGAAATTGCCGTGGTAGCGGGCGCGCTTTCGGTGATGCCCATGATCCCGATGGAACCCGTGATCTTGGCACGGGCCGCAAGGCTCAAAGACAGGCTGTTGATGGTGCAGCCGAGGAACCGATGAAACGATGAGGACGCATCCGGCATCGTAAAGGTTTCCTCAAACGTGAACGAGCGCCGGGTGGTGCCGTTGCTGATTACGTTCGATGACCACGTGCCGCAAAGTGCCGCTTCGATCATGTCATCAAACGAAGCGTGGGAGAACTCGAAGGGCAGCGACCCGCTGGCACTAATGCCGGTCTGAATGAGATCGACCACGTTGCGATCCTGTCGGATTTCCTCGCTCGTGACCGTCTGTTTGGTCGACTTCATGCCGGTCTTGGTGACCCGCATGATTTTGAAAGTGGGGGTTGCCGGGGTTGTGCCGAAAGTGCTCTCGGCAACATAGGCCACGCGGGCGTCAGAACCATTCGCCATTGATTGGGCTCCTAGATAGCTGGCCTATGCCAGGATGTCATATTGATAGGCGACCGAAGACGAGACGATAAAATACGCCTCATCGTCCAAGTCCTCGTTCGTGATGGCAGGGGTTGACTCGAAACAACGCAGCCCGCTTGCCTTGTAGTTTCTGAACAATGTCCGGATCTGGTCACACAGCGAAAACGCATTATTCGCGCCCGTATCTCGCGGAACATGCACCACAAACCGAATGGACCCTTCCTCTCGGAAGCGGTTAGAGCCCGGAGCCCCCACCGTTGCTTGCTCCTCGCTCGCGACCGGATACATCACGAGCACGTAAGCTCCGCCGTTAGCGGGAGGCTGTGATAGCTCGTTAGGCCCATAAAGTTGCGCGCCGGTCACGCTCGCAAGCCGAGCCATCACCAGCGTATGAACCGCGCCCGAAGCCATTAGCCGACGCTCCCGTCCCACGCGGGGTTGATGCGCTCATCAACCGCATGGCGGGGCGCAATCGCGTCAATGCGATCAATCAGGCGCTGGCGAAACTCGCGAAGCGGCATCGTAGCCTCGGACGCAGCCTCGCCTATGGTGTACCAGCGGGTTTCATCGACCAGACCACCAACGGCGTGTCGCATCCCGGACAAATCAGCATTTAGTGTCATCGTCACGTGGTTGTCGGCTTTCGCCTGCCCAGCCATCAAGGCAACTGGGATAAGACCGAAGAACGAGCGGCGATTCATCCAACTACCTCAGAGTGACCACAAGCGCGGGCTGGCGATCAGCCTTATCGCGCCGCCCGCTGGCGTTGATTGAACGATACGTGAAGCGCACCCGCGCAAAGTTTCCAAAACGCCGCTGCGCGACCGCCGCAACGCCTTCCATGCGTCCCGCAGGACCATACTTGCCCTTACCCGCTTCGATCTTCCGGGCGTAGGGTTGCGGGCTCACAAAAACGTACTCGCCAGCCTGGGGCGGGTTGGCCGGATCGGCTTCAACCCCGTCCGCAAGCAACACGAGCGTGTTGCGGTAGCGCCCCGTTTTTACCGGCGCGCTTGCCTTCAGCATGTCGAGGATATCAGCAAGAACGGTGGAGCCGAACTCCCACGTAGCCACGATCCGCGATGAAATCTTGACGCCGGAAAGCGTCTCGTCCGGGGAACCGTCCACGAACGTCTCAAATTCAACGTCCCTGCCCGCGCTTCTGTCGTTCGCGTCGTCAATCTCGCGAATGATCGCCCGCGCTTCCTCTGCGAACAGTTCGGCCTGCACCTTTGGCGACAAGCTCTCGTCAATGATCAAGCCGATATCGCGCGAAAGGTTGTCAATGCGGACGCTGATCACCGCGCCTGCAACCCAATACGAACCAGCGTCCCATTCACGAAAACCGGCATGACCTGTTCAATGCGCCGATTGCGACCTTGCACAATCACCCGATTTCCAATTGTCGGAATGCGGCGATCAGGGTTGAACGGCGTTGTCCCAGCCGACCCACCCGCCGCAACCCATGCCGCGTCGTCTAGGCCGGTCGGAGACAGCGTTACCCGGATATCACCGACCACCACGCCGCCCGTGATCTCCTGGGCGTTGTAGGCCCTCACAGAGGCCCGGACGGTCAAGTCCGTGAAGCTCGTAGTCCCGCGCCGCAAGATCACGTCCTCGCCCGTAAACTTTAGCGCAAGGTCAAGGCGTTGGATGTGGAGAACAGCGCTCAAAGCCGCACTTCACGATAGGGATAGAGCAACGTCACCACCGATTCAGGCAGCACACCGCCGCCCGCGTCCGGGTCAAGATAGGACACGTTCCGAACGTCCGGGATGCTTTCGCTGCGAATAGTCGGGTCACGACCTACGGAACTCGCAAGCGACACAGCCAAAGTCTGCGATGCCTGCTCAAGATCAGCCGGGACGGTCGAATACCCAGCCACGTAGTTGATCACGACTTTATCAGCCACCCAATTCGTTCGGGCGTCCGACACCAGCCGGAATAGGAACGACCCGTCCCGCTCATAGTCAGAAGCGGAAAGCGTGGTCCCGTCCTCAATCACCGAAGTGATCGAAGACACAGGCCAGCGATCCAAGATGAGCGCGCCGGTTGATACGCCGCGCTCCGTCTGGCGAACGGTTTCTGAAACCAAAACCCGCCCACAGTACCCCTCAATCATCGCGCCCGCGCGGTCCAAGAACTTATCCGCCGCAGTATCAGACAAACCAGCGACAGCGGCTTGTAGATCAGCGCGGGTGGATAGCCGCTTGTTCGACGCGGGCGTGATGACAATAAGCATTAGGTGGTCGGCAGCAGATCAGGGTTGCCACGAACCGCAAAAGCGGCAATGGCCGTGCCGGTGCCGTGAGTGCCGCTGAAGTCCGCCGTCAAGCGGATATAGCGGCGTGCGCCGATATAGCTCATCTTGGTTGCGGTGGTATCCGCAGCGGCCTTAGCGGCCACGAAAGAGCGAACAATGCCGCCCGATGCAACAGTAGTTCCGACCACATCAGATTGAGCAACGGCAGCCCAAGTGCTGTTGTCGGTCGAATGCTCAAGAACGAACTCGATCTTGTTCGTGCCAGAGAAGGTGATGCCACCGGCACCAGCCCAGATCATGACCATGGCGGACTGGTAGCCGCGAAGGTCAATTACAGTCGGGGTATTGTCCGCAGCCAGGACAGCCGCATCAATCATGGAGATTGGCGACAGATTGTCGTGAAGATCACGAGTGGGAGTGCTCATCGTAGAGCCCTTTCTTCAGGAGTGTTGGAGAAAAAAGGGCGGGATTTCTCCCGCCCCGTTAGGCTCACGTACCAAATCGCACGAACTTGAGGGCATCGAACGAAATTGCGCCCCCCCCAACTCGCTTACGGAACTTGAAAGCGACGTAGGGATATTGGGTGTAGGGATCACGCAGGAGCGAGAGGCCCACACGGTCCACGATCTGATAGGCTTCGCGGAAGTCCCCGAAGGCCATCGAAAGCGAGCCCGAAGCCAGCGCCGGCATGTCCTCAGCCTCAACAATCGAGAAGCCGAGGAGCGAAGACGGTTGACCCGCCACCATTGCCGGCTGCCAGATGAAGTTGCCCTGACCGTCCTTCAGCTTGCGGGCGTCACGAAGCACCGCGCGCGAAGTCATCCACGTCGCGTTATTGCGGTAGCCCGCCTTCAGCGCATAGATGGTGTTGATCAAATCATCGACCGGGTTAGTATCGCCAGAGCGGGTGCGGAAAGCACCAGCAGCGCCCGTGTTGATGTGCTCGAACGTACCCCAAGCGCGGGAGGCGTCAGCCGTTGCCGCAGTCGGATAGGTGGTGATGCCGCGCGGCTTCATCTGACCGTCGCCAGCGACGAAGGCCGCATTTTCGCCGCGTGCGATGCGGTCCGCGCTCTTGGTCGCCAGCCACGATTCAAGATCAAGGCGGGAATCCTCAAGCACTTTCTGCGTGGCAGTGACCCACGAAAACGCCTCGTGGACCTGAATCGACCACTTGCCAAGCTGGGCAGTGGTGCCTTCGGTTCGGCCCGTTTCACCGACCCACGCGAAGCCGTTCTGGTCAAGGTCGTTGAGACCTTCCATCGAATCCGTCCCGATGGACACGGTCGATGCGACCTGACGCATGGGGGAGGTTTCGTAGATGCGCTGCACGATGCGCCCGGTGGTGTCCGGGGTCACGAGATAGCCGCCGTCCGGGTCAGACCCGACCGAAAGCGCCTTCGTGTCGCCGGTCATCTGCTTGTTGCGCAGCGGACCACGAGCGCCATAGAGAGCCGACTTGTACGCGCGGAAATCGTCAACCGACACATCAGCGCCGATCTGCTCGCCAAATTCCTTGGCAGCCTTGGTTTCAACCTCAGACGCGCCACCACGCAGCGAGTCCTTGTTGATCTTCTTTTCGATGTCATCAGCGCGGCTCACAGCCGCCTTGATGTCATCAGCCAGCTTGTCGAGAGCGGTGTTAACCTTCTCGTACTGCGACTTGGTGACGATATCCTCGCCGCTCTTCTTGGCCTGCTTGTCAAGGTCGTTGACGGTGGCCTTCAGAGCCTCAAATGCTTGCGCCTGAGCCTCAAAAAGGCCCTTGATTTCGATGTCCATGATTGGACCCTCTCAGATGGGGTGAAAATCAGGCAGCAAGAGCGCGGAAGCGCTTCTTGATTGCCTCGATGTCCGGCCCGTCCTCATCCCGAGGTTCCGCGTCCGTTTTGGTCTTCCAGCCGCCCGCCGCAATGGACTTGGCTGCCGCATGTGAAAAACCCCCTTCATCCCGAAGGAAGTCTTCAAATTCTCGAATGGTGGTGATCCGCGTCGCTGATTTGACTACATCAGTGCGCGCCGCCTCGTTCATGGGGAATGGGACTAGACTTATCTCAAATAGGTCAAATTCCTTGATGAGCCGAGCGCGCTTGCGCCCGTCAACCCCATCGGACATAGTGCGCCCACCAATTGACAAGCCATCAAGTTGACCCGCTTTCAGGTCAATATACGCATCTTGCCCAATGCTTTTTTCAAGGAACAAGCGACCTGAAACCCGAAGACCCTTTTCGTCTTCGTCAATCGACGTCCAGTAACCAATGCGCTGCCGTGTGTCATGATCGGCCAGCATCTTGATCCCACGCGCACCCTTGGCCTTAATTGACGCCTTGAAAGCACCCGGCAAAACGATATCGCCGCCCTGGTCCTTGTTGCCGAACGTTGAGGCGTAGCCTTCAAAAACGCCCTGCTCATCAAGTGACTTGATGCTGAAGTTAAACGGCAGCTTGTCCATTGGAACTCGCCCCTGCATTAGCTGTTGATGGATCGGGAGGGCGCGGGATTTCGTCCCCACCCTCAACCGGGTCAAGGCCCTCGTCAGCCCTAACCTCATTCGGTGTCATCCAAGCAGCGCCGTGGCCCCCAGCCCCTAGCGCCTTGGTGTAAAACTCTGCTCGGTCCTTCGACGCGCCGCGCATCAGGCCGTTGAAGTCGTGCCGAAGCTCGTGGCTATCGTCCAAAAGTGTCCGCGCTGCCGACTGTTCAATACGCTCCGCCCATGGGGTGAGGCAATGAACAACATGCGCGATAAACATCTGCTCCGCGCTGGCATAAGTCGGGGTATCCGAAGCTCCCACGAGCATCGGAGACACTCGGAAATGCCGGCAGATTTCAAGCACCTGATGCTTGCGGGTTTCGATGTGCTGGGCATCAACCCCGCTCATCATAAGGGGCTGCCACTTAGCACCCTGGTCCGCCACAATCGCTTTGCCAGCGTTCGCTGCGCCGGTTAGCTCTTTCTCAAAGTAGAGCTTCAGCCGGTCGTATTGCTCTTTTGACAGCTTCCCGTCGACCGAAAGCACGCCGCTGGATTGAATGCCGTTCCGGTGAAAGCTCGCATGGCTTTCCTCAGTCGCCATCGCCAGGCCAATGGCCTCGCGAGCGTACTTGACGGCATCCAAGCCCATCCACGTATTCCACGAGGGGCCGCGAATGTGCCAGACGTTTTCAGGTGCCAGGACCGGGGAAGTCCCGTCCTCAAACGTAAAGCGATACTCAAGGTCCATATTGAGCTTGCGGGTGACAGACACCCGCCCCGGCTCAATCGGGATAAGCTCTAGCACCGACCCGTCAGTGCGCCGCGAAACGTACACAAAGGCGTTGCCGACAAGCGCGCAATGGACCAGCAGCGTCTCGCGAAACTGAAACCCGTCTTGCCAATCATTAGGCTTGCGAAGCACCCCTAAAAGAGGGTGCGGTACACGAGGGCCACGCATCCCGCGCGCATCGCGTGAATGCACATAAACCGGAACCTGCGCCACGCCCTCAGCAATGGCCCGAACGCAGGCCATGACCGTTGAAACCTCAAGCGCGGACAGCGCCGAAACTTCCCGCCCGGATTTGCTTACAGGCCACCCGAAATTCGGTGGCAGAAACGAAATCCCTGACTTTTTCTCAAGCCCAAAGAGGCGAGATAGAAAACTCATTCCGCCTCCCTAGGCTGCATCCCAAAACGACTGTGAAGCCTCCGGATTCAGCGCCATGAGCGCCGCCGCGTCGAAAGCCGCCATCAGCGGGTCAATTTTTCCAAAGCCGGACGCCGCGCGCTCAATCATCATGGCAGTCGAAGTGGCGCGAACCTTCGCGTTGGAAGCGCACCAAGCCATCATTTTCGAGCCGCCGTGCCTGAACGTGCCGTCCACCAGCTTACGTTCAACCGTCTTCGCGGCGTTCATCAATCGAATGCCCTGCGGCACGCCGATCAAGAGCCCGTTTTCCTCCGTTACATCCACGGCAGGATCAGCGAGCGCATCGACCAGACCGCCATAGCCCGCAGGGTCAACGCCGACCTGGGCTAGCAGCCCACGGTCCTTAATCATCACCACGAGATCAACGATCCATTGAACGTCGTCCGGCAACCCCTTGACCACCGTCAGGTCGCCGTCGCGCTCAAAGTCGCGATAGATTGTCTCGTTAGCCTTGCGGCGCTCCAAGCCTTCCGGGCTCACCAGTGCATGACCCCAATGGAGCCAATGCCGGGTGCCCTTCTCGCGGCCTAGAACAGCCACGCCATACAGGTCATCAAGCCCGCCGCCGTCCGCAGCCACAATGACCACTTCAGAGCGGTCTAGCACCGCGTCGAGGGTAAGCCCCTTGGTCGCGCCGCGATCCCAAACACCAGCACCAGCCCACGTGTCCGAAGCCCCGCCCGCCGTCACTTCGACGTTCAAGTGCTTGGCAAAGAAATTCCGCAGGCTGTCGGCTCCACCGTGCCGCGCCTTCGTCAATTCCTCGCTCAAAAACTCTTCGTCCACCGATGCCCCTAGATTGGGGTTAGTGACATAGAAGTTCGCCGGGTCGTCATACGTCTTGGCTTCAAGCATGGCCTGCGGAAACTCGTAAATCACCGCAAGCGAGCGAGGGTCGTCTATCTTGCCGTCACGAACCGCCCGAAAGTAATCGAGCTTTTTCTTGAACACCCCAGCGGGCGGGTCGTCCGATTGCGTCGTCGCATAAATAACGAAACCCTCGGGACGAGATGCAAGCCCGCCCATGGCTTCGCGAAGCATGTTTTCCGCGTTCGACTTCTTACCAAAAGCCCAAAGCTCATCGACCAGAAGGCCAACGGTCTTTTTGCCCGCAATCGTATCGCTTTCCGCTGCCACCACCTGAAGCGTTGCACCCGTCGTCCGGTGCGTGATCAACCTCAAATGGTCTTGCGCGTGCAACAGCGTGGAAAGGCCCGGATCGGCCTTAATCATGTCCCGCGCTGGGTCGTAACTGTTGTGCGCCACCTCAATCGTGGGGGCGATAATGTAGAACTCTGCCGACGTTCGCCAATTCCGCAAAAGCGCTGTCAGCATCAGCCCAGCCGCAATGGTGGACTTTGAGTTCTTCTTACTCACCATCAGCATGAAGTCGCGAATATCGCGTCTCCCCGTCTCATGGTTATACGAGCCGAACACAGCCCCCGCGAAATCAAACACCCATTGCCGGCAAGCGTCCGCTATCCTCGGAGAGCCAGGCGCGTCCACAATTCGCAAGTCCGAAAAGATATCGAGCGCGGCCATCGCCTCAGCCGGATAGGCCGGCGAGAACGGGATAAGCGAACGACCCTGGACTATCCGCGACTCCCAATCGTGGCAGGCCGTCGATTGCCTCACTCGTTGTTGACCACAAGTCGAGGCGGCTTCGGAGGCGCGAACTTGCCGCTAGCCGCCTCTTGCGCCGCTTCCTGCGCTTGTTCCTTTTTGCCCTTGGCACCCGCTACGGCATCGGCCTTGGCGTGAACATAGGGCGCGGCCATCACAGCCATGGAATCCCGACGTTTAGCGTCCGCCTCTGCGTCGTTGATCACGTCCATCATGTATTCAAGCGGGGTCTTGTACCCAAGCCGACGCACGTTCGCCGTCGTCACTTCCTTCGCAATGGCCTTTGTCGCTTTCGTCTCGTCTTTCGACTTCCGACCAGCGCCAGGACGATAACCACCACGCGGCATTTTTGATTAATTCCCCTCAAACCATCAGCAAAGCTGATAAATCATAGTTACCGGAAAAAACCTCTCCGTGAGACCCCGTGCGGTTGACGACCCCTTAAAGCCGTAGAGATCAGACCCCCCCCTACCCCTCAGCCAAACCCATCCGTTTCGCCCGTTCGCGCGCTGTCTTTCGACCGTGACACGAACCGCAAAGCGCTTGGCCTTTGCCTTGGAGATCGCCACCATCACGCCGCTCGTGGACGTGATCGGCATAGAGCGTCACGCCTGATCGCCCGCAGGCTTCGCACTTGTAACCAGCACGAGCCTTGACCGCATCGGCCCATGACCTGTGCTCGCTTGTGCGTAGCTCTTGGTCTGCCTGATGCGGTAGTGGCTTGGCTTTGCGTAGATCGGCGGGCTTCGGCCCGGTCTTTACCGTGCGGAGCGCCATAGCCTCTCGTGATGATTAAGCAGGCATTCGCGCCTGAGCCCGCAGCAAGCTGCGGGTGGGTGATGTGGCTAGGCCCGCGACAGGACTTGAACCTGCATCGCTTCTGAGAGCCAGAGGTGTTTAGCCTCCTGCGTCCGCCGTTTCCGCCACGCGGGCCTATGGAACCCCAGAGCCTTAGCCCTGGGGCATCGCAAGGCGCGAAGACCTTGCGGGGATAATGGATGAGGCTGCCTATTCCCGCGTGAGCACCCTCGTCAGGGTTTCTCCGGAACGCGTAGCCTCAACTCGTTGCCCGTTCGGGCAAATAACTGCCCCGCACACCAGCCAAGGTCGACACTCGCTGGCATGACGCCCTGTGGTCAGGGCTGGCCCATTTAGATGGCGGACCGGGGCGGACATGGGAATTTGTGAATGCTATCGTTTTACGGTGATTTGCATGACACGTCAAGTCCGTTACGGGACAGGGACAGTATGGGGCGGACGATACCCCGCGAGCATTGCGTCAATGGCGACCGCAGCGGGTCCGGTCGGGCCTTCGCGGCGCTCCCAATCTCGGACAGTCACACCAACGTCCCTGCCCTTCAAACGCAAAGCGCGCCCCATCTCAGACAAATGCAGGGGCCGATTAAGCCCCCACATATTGCCAAGAGTGGCGCGTGCGTCTCTGAGTTCTGCGGGGGTCATGAGAAAATGTCCCCATCAACACTCGTATAAACATACCCAACCGGCAGCAAGTCGGAAGTGGAAGCGGCCCGAACCGCCTTGCAGCTTCCCCACTGGCCGGTAGCCAAGGCTAATTCGGCTTCAGCGATCGACATCGGCAACCAGCGGCGAGCCTCCCCCCAATAATGGGCGATACGCTTGCCATTCTTGTTTGAGCGAATGCGGATTGAAATTGAGCGACGAAAGTTGGTCATTTTTGTCTCCTGTGAGTGGGGCGCTGCCCCGTTGCTGATGAAAACTACTATACAAGTTTTTCTCGTATCTGCAAGCGGGTTCCGATCACGTATTGTTACAGTTAGCCATCGCCTCAAGCCCATCCCGGAAAAGACGCGCTACGTACTGCGTCCCGCGTGTGCTGGGCTCGCCTCGCTTATGCGCCACTTCGGCAAAGGTCAAACGGGCGCGCAGGATATCCACCACCGTATCGCCCATGATCATGCCAGCGACCCGGTAAACCCGCCGCATGGTAGCGAGCGCTGCGTCAGCACGGTCAAGCCCAGCGACTACGGCAAGCTCAACACGCCTGCCCGGATCAATCCTGTCACCCTGAAGCCACTGCGATTGCCCGGATCCACCGAGGATCGTTAGCGCTTGCTCAATCTCACGACCAACAGCTAGAGCCGCGTCAGAGATGCGCCCGTGTGCGTGCTCGGTGCCGAGAATGTCAGATTTGATATTGCGCGCCACCACGATGGACCGCAGCGGCGTGTCAGGGTGCGGATGTGGGTCACGCACCCTGTCGTGAACAATCGTCATCGTGGGGTAGCGACCGACCGGCAATAGCTGGTCTGGTCGAAACGCTGGCATTGCCTGCCCGCCGTCAAGCGGAGGGGAAGCGGTACGGGCAAGGGTGACTGCTACTTTCCGACGTGGCATGGGCCGCTCCTGTGTGAGGGTCCATGCGGATATTGGCGCGCTCAATAGGGGTACGCGATCAGGCGGGGAAAATCAACGTCCCACCCCCTTTCCTCATTACCTCATGCACACCCCTTAAAGACCCCTCTAAATGGGGGTATTTGGCTAAAAATAAGGGGTATGGACATAAATAATGAGGAAAGGGGTATATATATAAATATATATAATAATATCAGATACTTATTGAAAAACTTTCCTCAAATTTCGGCCATGAGGAAAGTTGAGGAAAGCCCCAAAAAGAAGCCCGGAGCGCTTTTGTCCGGGCTTGAGGTAAGGTCAAATTTTGAGGAAAGTTTGAGGAAAGTTTCACCCCTTGCGATAGGTGATTTTCGGCCTTCCTTTGGTCGGGTTTGACACCATCAGAATCTCCCCGCTTTCAAGCAATGTGGAGATGATGCCAGATAGGTTGCGAGCGTCCACGCGACCTTGCACGCGGCGTAGCAAATCATTCCGGCCGATCTCGCCAGCCCGTTCCACGATGCCACGCACGAGCTTGTAATTAGCCTGATGATCGTTTTCGGAGGCGTGCTCGCGAACGCCGCGCAACATGCTTTCAGCACTCCACCACGCAAGGCTAGCCGCCCATGTGATGTCCTCGACTGAGACGGTCTGAGAGCGCCGCCCGATGGCTATTATGGTGGCAATGCGGACGGCCATTTCGCCCGTGCGTGCAAAGTAGGACGCCTCGTTGGCCTCGGCATCAATCATGGCCTCAACACGGTCTAGAATGTCAAGGTAAACGCGCTCGGCTGCGGGCGATGTCCAGCGCACGGGATGGGCCGCAATGCCAGCAAAGTACGGGTCTGGGTTGCCATCGCCAGGGATAGTCGCGCCGTCCTTGTGGATGGCCTTCAGGCGCTCGACAATGGCCGGTGGTGGTACGAAGGGATTGGCTTCGGGAACCACGCGGGCGGGCTTGTCCGGGCTTTCTAAAAGCAGGAAGCGGTTAAGCACCCCGTTAGAGGAATCGCCCGCCGCGATGGACTGATAGAACTCCTCGGCAGTCGTGGCACCGACGATGGACATGCCGGGCGAATGGATGACCTCGCTGGCCTTCTGCGCATATTCGGGCGTGACCATATCAGTGAAATTGCAGCCCCATGCCGTGCGAAAGATTTTCGACACCGCGCCCTCAAAGCCGGACGCGCGCTTTGAGTTGATGCGCTTTAGAAACGATCCGAACTCGTCCATGGGGCAAACATTGATGGGCGCGCGGTGTAGCAGCGACACGACGGCAGGCATGGACGTGAACTCGTCCGGGCCAACGCGCTGGGCAAGCCCGCACGCCGTCAGCACCGTTCTAATGGCGCGCAAGGGCACGTCCTTACCCATGCCGGTGGGGGCGACATTCAAGATATATAGATGGGTCGCGGCTCGCGTTGGTCCGACATAGCCGCCGCCTGAGACGGTGCCGACGATAGCGAGCGCGGCTCCTATCGATAGCAATGGCTGAGGACGTGTTGCGGTCGATACAATCCATTGCGCAAGATCACCTACCACGCCGGGCGGATACGGGAATTGCGGGGGCGGTTGTGGTGGCGCGTCCTCGATAACCTCGCCTGTCGTGCTGTCGATCAGCGTGCCGTCGTCTTGGCGTAGGATCGTGGCAATAGCGGCATGGTCAATTTCAATCTGGTTGCCCCAACCGAAATGTTCTGGCGTTTTGCCTAGCTGAAGACAAAGCCATTCTGCCGCCGCCTTAACATCTGGTGCGCCGCCGTACTCCATAACCAAATCAATGGGCGTTCTTTTGCCATTTCGCCCGTCGCCAAGGTCATGAACGCCAAAATCAACAATGCCGTTAGGGGCAATTGACAAATCTTCCTCAAGGTCTCGTCCCAAGTCACGAGACGAAATGCGATAGGCTTGCGTCCCGACTTGATATCGAGATTTCGGCCAAAGAGATGGGACCCAGCTAGACAGAGATGAAAGCGCGCCGCTGTTGACATTCCGAAAATAGTCAGACCTTGAGGACGATTCCGGCAAGGTGGTGGTGTCAATCTTGACCGCGCTGGGGCTTGGCGTTGGTCGCTCATCCCCCGCCCGTTCCAGCATGGCCGCAAGCGTGCGTGGTGCCTCCCGGATTTCTCCGGGCGTGCCGCGCACCTGATAGCCGGTGACGGTCAGATAGCGCCCATGGGAGTATAGCTCCACCCCGTTGCGCTTGATGGCTCGGGGCAAGTCCCCAAAGAAGAATATACGCAAGCCCCGCCCTGATGGGCTGATCTCAATATAGGTTTCGGCTAGGTCAATGATGGCCTGCGCCCATGGCAACGGATAACCGCTCTCGGGATCAAAACAGTCGTCAATGTCGCCAGCACATAGCCTGTCATCGCCTGAGAGCACATAGCCCACGCCCGCAAGCTGGCTGCGCAAGGTGCGCTGCACACACTCATCGTAGGTCGTCCACGTGCCAGGATTAGAGGACGAGGCATTGGCACCAGTCCGGGCTGCAATGGGGATTTTGCGGGGCTTTTTGCCCGGCTCGGGAACCGCTTTCCAGCTAACCCATTGCGGGCGGGATTTCAGATAATCGAAGGCCGGGCAGTCCGGCAAATTGTGGAACGAGTGGTGAGGATATGGCTCGGGTATGCGGTCAGAATGGAGCGCGACCACTGTCGACCTCCGCGCGAATGGCAAGGCCAAATTCCTCAATGAGCCATTCTAGAAACTCGAATATCTCATCATTGCGAACGGTCACGCCCTCGTCGGGTAGTTTGGCCCGAACGGTTTTAAGCGCGCGCTTTTCGATCTCATCTAGCTTTTTAGGGGCTAATTGCATGATTTCTTCTGCCCTATCGATGCCGCATGGATTGCAAATCCAGCCGATGGCGTTTGGCCTGCCCACGCCGATGTTGTCGGCTCGTGATCGGCAGACGATGCAAACGTGATGATTGTTGAGGCGAGCGCGAAGGGGGGTCACGCTGCCTCCGACAGGGGTGTGGAGGCGGGCGCGGATACATCGGCCCTAACTGGCGAAGATTGGTTAGCCCGCCTCCACTCTGACCACAGGTCAGATATCAAGCGCTGCGTCATGATACGCATCGCGTCATTGTGTGAATGGCCCTTTGTCCACTCGGGGTGCGTGATGGCAGTCCGCTCACGCCGCGCTAGGTACAGCGCGTGGTATTGACCTTTGACCGTTGCCTGCGCTCGGAATAGCGGCGATGTGACAACGCCGAAGACTTGGCCTAAGCGCGCGGGGTTATACCCGGCCTCAGTCCACGTTGAAGCTGTCAGCCCGCCCTCTTTGCGCCAAGTCGAATATGCCTGCCCAAAGTAGGGAGCGAGCCCTAGCCGCTTTTTCAGCCCGTCGTCTGATCGATACGAGCCAATATCGCCCGCCTCGCCAACGATGACAGCTAGACCAAGTTCACCAAACCCATGGACACCTTTGGCCCATGATGACCAGACGGGGAGCGCGCGGGCTCTGCGCTTCATGTCTAATTCGATTTGATGGCGGGCGCGCTCAATGGGGTCTAATGCGGCGCTCATGGCTGCAAAGTGCGACGCTAATGCGCTTCCGATCTCTTGGTCATCCTCATGCCATGGCTTGCCTGAAAACCCGTCAGACACGATGCGCGCGGCACGCTTGACCAATTCCTTTTGCGCTGCGTCCTCATTGCCGGGTTGAAAGCCAAGCGCCCGCCGTGTCATTGCGCCCGTCGCCAGAATAAGGCGGTTCGCGCCCTTGATGTAGTGCTTACGCCAAGCCTGAAGCTCTTGAATTTCAGCGTGCATCTGACTTCTCCCGATTGGTAGCAATGGCATCACGAAGAACGTCTTCTGAGACCAGTTGACGCAGCGGTTTGAAGGGGTCTGACATGTCGCCAGCGCCCGCTTTTTCGATCACGACGGCAAGAATGCGAGCTTCGCGCTCGTTCACACCGCGCAGGCTTTTCGCCTCTGACAGGCAGAGATTGCCGATGGGCCTTCCATCTCTGACCTTGAACGTGTCCCACATGCTCTTGATGAGGGGCGCAGCCATAACCGAGTGGACGTATCGGCGCGGAGGGTTCACGACAGGCAGGCGCGCCGGTATCGGCACATAGGTGCGGCGTACGGTTGGCCCGCCTGTCGTGATGGGGTCGGATGAGGGGCTGGGCATGAATGGCTCTTGCGAACGCGGTTTAACTGGCCCCTCCTCCGATGGGGTTCCTCTAATGTGGCGATCGTTCAATGGCGGTAACGGCGAAGCCCTTCTGGCCACATCAGAGGAATTGGGGGCGTGAGGAGGAATCGGCGACATGGCCCTTTCAGGCAAAGACGATCTGGCCTCACTCACGCTTGTGGTAGCAACGGCGGCGCTCGCTAGCGTAGGCGCATTGCGCGGAGCGTCTTTGGCCCCGCCGTCGCTTGGGGGTGAAGGATGGGCGGAGCTTTTCTGGCCCTCATTGGGCACCGGCGAAAGAGGCCCATCCTTCAGTTCTGTGCCGGCCATATCGCTGGCCAGCAATTCGAGATAACGCCGCGCCATAGCACGGCACAAATCCGGTCGGCCCGCCACAAATGCGGCAAGCCTTTGCGATGCCTCGTTGGGGCCTAACAACCTCAAAAGGTCGGAGGCCGTCACGTAAAGCCGCGCCTCTGCGCTGGCATCGGGCATTTTTGCTTTCAATTGATCTGCTAGAGCGCTCACGCTGCCCTCCTGTGCCGACGACCGACGATTTCAAAGTATTTGCCGTTCGGCTTGACGCGGATTTCGTCAGGCGGGTTGATCTCGTCCTGCCGCTCTAGCGCCTCATCAACAGTGGATGGTGGAGCGGTGCCGGCTAGCCGTTGCCACCATTCGCGCGCCTTGGTGAGCGCGTATCCGGGCTCGTGCTCAAAGCACAACCACTCCCGATAGACCTGAAGCCCAGATCCATATTCAACGCGAAACGTGGGGGGAGAGCCGGGCTTGTTGTGCTTGAAATAGCGCACGTCCTCTATCGGAACCCATACGGGCGGCTCGGTTGAAAGGATCGCCACCGCAGCGTCCGCCTTGGCCTCGTGCTTGGGAGTTTCCGCCGCCTTCGGCCATTCATGGGCGCACGTCGGACACGTCCGGGTGTTGAGCGCCACAAGCGTCATGCACGAGGGGCATTCCTTTGCCCTCACGTCCGCCTCTTTGGCTGTACCCTCGCCAGCGGAGCCGCCGTTGCCGACAGTGATCGCATCAACCGGGCCATGCCTGCGCACATTGCCGGCGAAGTCCAAAATCAAGGCGTCTTGCTTAGATGGTGCCAAGCGAGTTGCCCTGCCCACCATCTGAAGATACAAGCCACAACTTAAAGTTGGTCTTAACATAGCCACAAGATCAGTGGCAGGCGCATCGAATCCGGTTGTCAGCACCGAGACATTCGTCAAGCACCGCAGCGCGCCGGACTTGAAATCCCGCAAGATGCGGTCGCGCTCGCCTGTCGGGGTTTCGCCCGTGACCATCTCGCACGAGACCCCGCGCGCTCGCATGGCATCGCGAACGTGCTCGGCATGTTTGACACCGGAACAGAACACCAGCCACGAGCGCCGATTTTCGCCCATGCTGACGATCTCGGATACCGCCTCTTGCGTAATCCAGTCCTGATCGACGGCAGCTTGTAGCGCGCTTTCAACAAACTCCCCGCCTCGCTTGGCAACGCCCGACACATCAAGCGTGCGAGCGGTCGCCTTGCTGATGAGCGGCGATAGATAGCCGTCATCAATGCCCTGCCGAATGCCGTAGTCGAAAACCATATCGTCAAAGAGCCGGTCAGACCCTTGGTCTAGCCGCCCGCTATCGAGACGAAACGGGGTGGCAGTGAAGCCAACCACCCGCATGTCAGGGTTTGCCTTTCGCATGGTGGCGAGAAACGTCCGGTACATCCCATCGCCCTTGCGGGGCGTTAAATGCGCCTCATCAATCATCACCACGTCGCGAGAGCCAATCGAATAGGCATCCTCGCGAAAGATCGATTGAATGGACGCGAACAACACGGATTGACGCCGGTCGCGTCGTCCAAGTCCGGCAGAGTTGATGCCGATATTTGCGCTCGGATGGTTTCGCAAAAGCGCTTGGGCATTTTGCGCCACAAGCTCTCGGCTATGCACAAGCATGATGATGCGAATATCGGGATTGATCGTCTCTAGCTCTTTGACGAGCCCGGCAATCACCACGGACTTGCCTGTTCCGGTTGCCATGGACACCAGCGGGTTGCCGCCGCCTGCGCTCCAATAGTCAATAACGGATTGGATGGCCTGGGATTGGTAGGGTCGGAGGCTCACTCCCGCCTCCCATCAATCCACTCGCTGCCGTCCGGCATGGTGTAAACGATCAAATCGCCGTCGATTACGTCGACCTGTTCGCCGGGAACGAGGGCCGGAATAAAGCGGTGATCAGGGCACCCGGCTTGCTGGTCCTTCCAGAGAAGTGCTTTCGCGTGCTTGTCGCAATGCACCATGTAATCGTCGGAGAGCGTGACGAAGGCGCACGTCCGGCAATTCAGGCGCGGCCATGCGCGCTCGTGGCATTGGGTTTTTGCTTTGCAGAACTTGCACGCGAGTGCGGTCGGATCGTTGCTCACTCGTGGTGGTGGTTCGGGTGCAGCGACAATGCGAGCGATGCGGGCTTCAAGACCCAAACAAAACGCCGGGTCGTAGTGCAGCCGCTCGGTGACAATCTCGTCGGTGTCTTTGTTTGCGCCGATGTAGAGTGCGCGCTGAATGCCCAGCCCGTGCATATACATTTGGCACTGTGCGTAGTGCTCGGGCTTGGCCTTCTCCAGCTTGTGCTTGATGATGGCGCGATAGTCCGCAGCCTTGAGGCTCTTGCACTCAATGACGTGCTCCTCCTTTTCGGCAGTTGGCACGTTTGTTGCCCGTCCATCAGCTTTGCCGCGAAGCCAGCCGTTAGCAAGGCTTACCTGCCATTGCCGCCCGGTTGCCGGGTCAAGGTCATCAACGAGCACGTTAGCCGCACGCAGATAGCGAATAAGCCGCTCCTCGTAGAGATGGCCGGTCTCGAAAATGCGTTCCTTTTTGCCTGTCGGTTGCTCCGGGTCGTGAACCCAATGGAGCGAATACCAGATCGACCGGTCGCACTCGGTGGTGACTGACGACATGAAGACGCCGCCCCAATCAGACGCGCGGCCTAGCTTGGCAAGCGCTTCGTCAATCGCTGCGGTGATGTGGTTGTGTGGTTCGGGAATGGCGTCGTTGCCATTCGATGGCGCAAGGCTCATCATTCGCGCGCCTCCCAGCGCTCGTCAGAGTGTTGTGTGTGGTGGAGGGACGCGGGGCGCGTCGGCTAAACTCTCCCCGCGTCCCGGCTCCGCTAGGCTCGCTTTAGGAACGAGGGCGCGCGGCCTTGGGTTGCCGGTGCAGCGGCAGGGCGTGCGCCTTGCGTGACAGCCGGGCGGGCCGTTTGCGCCGGGGCCGGTGCGGTCTGACCGTAGGGCTTGAACTGCTTGATGCGGTTCTGCATCTCGCCAGTGTCCTTGCGCTTTTCGACGCCGATCTTGGCTATCACCGGTTTCCACTCCAAGTCCTGGAGAACTTGTGGTGGGCTCGTAAGCTGCATCGCATCGCGCCAAAGCTCGGTGTAGCTGCGCTGTGCGATCTCCTGCGCTTGCGGGTTTGAGTGCCGCAAATTCAGGTTTTCCCAAATGAACCGGCCTTCAAACTGACCGTCCATCACTTGGAAGGTCAGCTTCACAAGCACATCGCCGTTGTCCTTGTTGACGCGCTTTGCCTCGGTGATTTGCACGAGGTAATCGCCAAGGGGCAGCGGCTCCAAATTGGGCCGCTCGGTCGACATATTCGGATCGTAATTGTCGTACAGGTCTGCAAGCTCATCCATGATCAAGCTGCCTTCTCAATTTTCGGGGTGTTCGGAAAATACGGAGCAAGCGCGGCGAAGCCTTCGCCGTGCCGGAAGGGCACCTTGTCAGGGATGCCAAAGCGGTTCTTGGCGATGTAGGACGGGCGCGGGGTGGCATAAATCCACCGGTTCCCACCACCAGCGCCGCGAACCCGGCTAGTCTTGTCCTTGGGATCGTCCGCGACCACGGTCACGTCCTGATTCAAGAACAAAATGGCGTCCACCTCGTCTTGAAACAGTGCCAACGCCCGCTTGTGCAGCCGGATATCAAACTGGCTGTATTCGACCGTCATCGGGTCGTTGACCGATTTGACATGGCTGTGAGCGATGAAAACGACGTTCATGCGTCGTTCGCGCCGAAGCGTGCGGCAAATGTCCAAAAGCGAAAACCAATAGTGGTCTGCCTCAATGTATCCCTTGCCGTAGCCTGGGGATTCAATGGACTGCCACTTGTTCTGCTCGCACAGCGCACGCCATACCAGCGGCTCCAGCTTGTCGAGGCTGTCGACTACGACCGTCTGATAGTCGTGGTCTTCGACGGCCAGAGTTTCCAGCGCTTCACCGACTTGTTCATAGCTTGTCAAAAGCCCGAACGTATCGATTTCAACGCCAGCAGGCGTGCCGTCTTCGATCTGCACAAACACAGGCGAGGGAAACTCCGTCGCGAGCGTTGTCTTACCCATGCCGGGCGGGCCGTAAATCAGCACGCGAGGCGGGTCATCGTTCACCTTGCGGCGAAGGTCAGACAGTGAAATTGCCATTTTGCCTTTTCTCCTCTGGCTGCGCCGCCTCGTTAAGGTCCGGGAGGACCGGGGGTGAGGTCGGGAGGCAGCCCTTAGCCAACGGTCTAGGTCGGCTCCCCGGTCCTCTCGGTGAAGGGTTCCCCGGACGCCGAAACGTCCGGGGTGCGCGCGCCAATACCCGCAAGGGCTTTGGCAGCCATGCGGACGCGAAACGCGCCGATGGCATTCAAGATTTTGATGAACTCATCGAGCGACCGAGCGATGTGGTAGTGACCACCCGCGCGCTCTAGGTCGCACTGAAATTGAATTTGGTGAGGGCTTAGCCGCCCCTTGGTGGTCTTGAGTTCAACGCCGTGAACAACGCCGCCCTTGATAAAAATAAAGTCAGGAGCGCCGGGCCGAACGCCCATGGCCTGGAGCTTGGACCCGACCCGTCGCGAGCGCGCTTCACCGTTGGGCACATGGAAGGCCAGCACGTCATTGCGTCCATACGCCGTGACGACCTTCCAGCACTGATAATGGAGGGCGCTCTCGCTCATCACCGTACCCACGCTGGTCCGCTAACGCGCCCGTCTGATGGTGGCGCGACTTGGCGAACGAAGCCAAGCGCTGCGAGCTTGTCGCCTAGGGGATCGCGCGGGCCTGTGGCGTCGGCTTCCTCGTCAAGGTCGAAGGGGTCAGCCTGCGTTGGGTTCCGATACCACTTGTACTTTGCCACTAGGCTTTTGATGGTTCGCGGCGTGACGCCGTGCTTGCGAGCGATGGCCCCGCGCGTCAGCTTTGCTATCAAGTAATCTTCGCGGATCGTCTCCACGTCGATAAAACGCGGCTTCGGACGCTCCCAGCCTTGCAGTTTTACCTTGTTGTTGATCGCGCGGCGTGTGACGTCGTGGCGCTGTGAAATGGTTTTCAGCGCTTCGCCTTGTTCGTAGTCGCGTCGGATAGCTGGCCAGTCTTTTGTTATGGGGCGTACCATGGTCATTCTCCTAAGAATTTCTGAGCGCGCGCCACTTGAGCTTTAAGCGCGTCCATTTCAGCGCCGCGAGGGTCAAGACCGCAGCGGCGAGCGATTTCAATTTCATGAGTGGCCCGTGCAATTTCGGTTTGAAGTGCGTTTATGACTGCGGACTGAAGCCGCTCGAAAAGATCGACGGTCAGTCGCTTGGCACGTCCGCGCGCCACGTACTCAACAGCGGCAGGCGTGATGCCGATGCGTCGTGAGATGCGAGCGCGGGCTTGCGAAGCCGTCGCCCCCTTGGCGGTTTCAATCCGCTCTAACTCTTCCACCCAAGCCTGGGCTGTGGCTGACGCACTCATGTAAATTTCGCCCTGTTTGCGTGACAATTCGCCCTCCCCTTTGTGTGATGGTCATTCCAGCGACGGACGACCACATCAGGAGCGCGTTATGCGGAGAGGAAAAAACGGGCGGAGGAAGTCACGTGACCCACCATCCGCCCGCAAGTTAGCCCAGGGAGGACGGGCATTTCATCGCGGCCAGACCACGTAGAGGCTGACGGCTAGGCAAAGGAGAGACGCGGCCATCATCGTCACGGCAACGCAAATGCCGATGTACGGAGGCTCCTCGTCGTCGTAGCGGTAGGAGCGCGGGGGCGTGCGGTCGCGGTTCATCACAGCACCGCCTTGAGCGTGTCGAATGCGAGATGCGTCACCGCAAACACCGCACCAAACGCGGCGAATAGGCCGACCGTGGCGAGCGTGACGCCGAACGCGCCAAGCACAAAGTCAAGGGTTCTGCTCATCGCGCAGGCTCCTGTTCTGATAGAAAATCGTTGGCCGTCACGAGCCCGTTTGTCGCCGCGATAATCCGCCGCATTTGCTCCGGGCGCGGCGTGCGAGCACCAGCCAGCCAAAGCCGGACAGCCTCAACCGAAACGCCAAACGCTTGCGCGGCATCCGTTCGGGTCAGCTGGTGAGTTTGAAGGTAGTCGCTGAGGGTCATGCCCATAACAAACAACAAATCGTTGTATCAGTCAACAACAATTTTTTGTTTGGATTGAACATGAGTGAAAAGCACAATGCGGCATGTCGAAAAAACCCCAAAAAACGGACATTCCGCTGTGGGCTAAACGCCTATCGCGTGCACGTGCGCGAAAATTCCCTACCGCGCTGGCGTTTGCGGAGTTCATGGGGCTGTCACAGCAACGCTATGGCTACTATGAAATAGGGCGTAGCGAGCCTGACTATGAATTGCTCATACAGATATGCGTTGCCCTAGAGGTTTCGCCTAATTACATTCTCATGGGGAGCGAGGCCATGGCCGCATAGCTCCAAAGGGGGCTTTATGCGTCGATTGGCTTTATTGGCGTCTCTTTCGATCATGATGGGCTGTCAGACGAACCCGCAACAAACAGAGGACCCGCCTATCTGGGGGCGCTTTGACTGCCAGCGCCAAGCGGACAATCCGGCGCTAATGTCTGAGTTTGAGCAAGCGCGCATCATTTGCACTGGTCGAGCCGAAGCCCAAGCGCGCGCTGCCGCTGCATCTGTCGCGCCTGGTTACGGCATGGGCGGCGCAATCGCAGCGGGATTCGAGCGGTCAGTGGTTGCCCAGCAAGTGGGGGTCCCCGCCGTCATGTCGTGCATGGCAGAGCGCGGATACACGCGAGCGCCGCGCGCTGCTCACGAGGCGAGGTGCGCGGCAGTGCCGTCGACCCCGCGCCGATAACCACACTATCCCATCAGAATCGCTACAACTTTTAAAGCCGGCTACAACTAGAACAAAGAGCGAACGCATCTGACAACATTTTGTTGTTGACCTCTACAACGAAATGTTGTTTACTCCTCTCCATCGAACACATGGAGAGCCCCGATGGCACGCAAGCCAAAGACGCCAGACGAGCCCGCGATTATCGCGATCAAGGGCTTTGACAAAGACCTGAAGTGCCGTGGCTATCAGTTCGAGCCCGGCAAGACCTATACCCACGAAGGCAAGGTGGCGGTCTGCGAAAGCGGGTTCCACGCCTGCCCGGATCATCCGCTTGACGTTTTCGAGTTCTATTTCCCCGCTGGCAGTCGATATTTTGAGGTGTCGCTAAGCGGCGATTACCAGAAAAAAGAAACCAAAATTGCCGCCGCGCAAATCTCGCTCTCTGTCGAGTTGACAATTCCTGATCTGGTCCATCGCGCATGGAGCTATGTTTGGTCGCGCGCTACCGTTGAAGATGGTGCGTCTGCTACAGGCACCCGAGGCGCAGCGTCTGCTACACGCTACCAAGGCGCAGCGTCTGCTACAGGCGACCAAGGCGCAGCGTCTGCTACAGGCTACCAAGGCGCAGCGTCTGCTACAGGCTACCAAGGCGCAGCGTCTGCTACAGGCTACCAAGGCGCAGCGTCTGCTACA